TATCCGCACCACGGAAGCGTATCTCCTGCCCTGTGGGCTTGTAGGTGATGACCAGCTTCGCCTCGGGTATCTCCCAATAATCCTCCACGCCAAGCGCCTCTATGGCCCAGGCAAGCTGCTCCATGACTGACTCGCGCAGTGTATCCTTGACCTTCCGCAGCACAACCGCGTTGGCGTTTGGGTCCTGCATCATGCCCAGGATGATCTCGGAAGCAACGAATGAGGATTTCGTACTTCCCCGGCCACCGGATAACCAATAATGGACATGATTGCCATCGTGTATATCCCAATGCACATCATAGAAGCTCGGGGCGATTACATTAGTTAGACTTACCTCGTGGGATGTCATTTTTGATTGTCACCCCAGTTTCGCCGCTGTGCTCGATTTCCTGCTTATCACGCCAGCCCATTTGCTTGAGGCTGAATATTGCCATAGCTGGGTTCAATGTGCCTTTCAGCGTCCCGATTTCAAGCGCAGCCTCTTTCTTATCGATGCACTTTTTTAATAGCGCAGAAAACTCTTGCCGATCGTATAACCAAACACGTGGGACATCGTTCTTATATGCAAATTCCGCAATGATGGGTATATCCGTTTCGTCGATATACTGAGCGAACTTCTGAACGAGTTCGAGCATATCCTGTTCCGGTATTTTTGGAGGTCGCCCTACTTTCGCCATAAACATTCACCCCTTATAATGACAAAAAGGAGCGCTCTCATTCGCTCCCTCATGCCAGATTGGCTGATCACAATAGCCGTAGCCTAATACCCTCAGACGGTACGTAAGCTAGTTCTCGTATTTGTATTTGTGCAGCGCTTTAGGCGCATGTCACTGTGATAAAACGTGGTCATGGGCCACACTCCCATGAATGCTCGCTCGGTTTGGTATCACTCGGATTGCGGTATTGGCTCCAACAATAGATATTGGCCGACTATCACTTAGTTGGCAGGTACACCGTTCCTTAGCGTCTCTCTTCCGCCACCACGCTGTTTCGTATTTACTCTGCAAAGGTCAATTATGCTTACCCGTTGCCACCGGATCAGTGCAGAGTGGGCGGAAGAAGCCGAAAGGAGCTTTCACCGTTCCTATGAGGGTCAGCGTATCCATACGCTATCGGTGTCCTTCCGGGCTTCTCACATCTATAGATTATCATGGCTAAAACCTAACAACACGGAGCATTCACGGAGTTTTTTCGGAATCTTTTCGGAGTAGTTCTTCTAGTTCGTGTATACGGGATTGTGCGGCTTCGTATTGGGCTATCCAGTGAAAGCCGATTTCAATGAGCGGATGGTTATTAATGAGTACTTGATCGTAATTATCTAGGTACGCTTTATCCTTCTCTATATCACGCATCACAGCTTCTCTCCGCAATGAGTACACCTCCAACCGTTATAGTGCATTCCACTGCTTAACATCGACATCCTCACTTTGGTGTGGCGAAATGTCAGATTGCATAATAATTTATTAAGCCGCCTAAACATCGCCGCCACCTCCTAGTTTTGCTAAGCATTCACGGGCAAGCATCTTTAGAGTTGTTGTATCATGATTGTTCGATTGTCTTGCAACCTCTTTCACACACTCGATCAGCGCGGCATTGTCGGCTTCTAACTCCAATGCATGATTAATTGTTGCGATGTGGTATTTGCTGATTGTTTCTATATCTTCGCGTTCTTGCTGGAGTTCGGTTTTAAGTTGCTCGTTTACTGCTTCTAAACTGTCGTTCACAACGCGCAGCCCGTATCTTTCCTGTTGGAGTTTGGCGTTTTCGCAAAGCAAGCACGTTGCTGTGAGATACTCTCCATGTGGGCAAAACATCTTTTTACTCACTTTTCAGCACTCCTCTCCACTGCAATATCAAGCGCTAACGCGATCTTATAAAACGCCTTCCAACGGTACTTATCATACGTCTTATCCGTCATCGGCGGATTGCAGACATGGTTGTACACCACATAATCCAGCACATATGGCTCTTTCATATACCGCGCCTCGATGATAACCCGCTCTTTCGGGTGCAGACGCTTCACAACGCGTTCTAGCCGCTCGCAGTATACTTTCCGCATGTTAGGCACATCTACGTTATGCACGGCGATCTGCGCTGTCTGATCGCTTGTGACGTTCGTTGGGCCGTGGAAGCGCTCGTTGTATCCCGCTGTGATACCGGCTTCCCGTTCGTCGAAGGTGATGGTCTTGAATACGCGGTATTTCTCAAACGCTGCTTCTACGGCTGCCTGTGTCTTCTTGCGGTCAAGTTCTGGAAGCTGGAAACTAAGCTGCTGCAATCCAATCACCTCCAAATTAACATGATGATAGCCGCCCAAAACGTGAAACTGAATAGTAATGCTCCGATCATTCCCCAATTCCACTGTTTCACGCTCATTCCCCCAAATCGTCTATCGTGATTTGATTTTCCTCTTCCCATTCATCATCTTCCGGTTCAAACGGTAACTTCTCTTTGAGCATTGGCGCACCCCTTACACGAACCGCATTTCTTCTCCTGCAGCTGCCTGCCTTTCCGTTTCCGCTGTGATGCCGGGATAAGCGGAACCGTTAGCGCATCCTCCCTTGTCCATCCTCTGCGCAGCCGGTACAGCACATGATGCTTGCTTAATCCATGCTGCTGCGCTCGTTCCAATTCTTCATGCGAGATAATCTTAACCGCTCGTCTCTCTAAATGATCCGCCCATGCTTCCTCTTTGCTCGTCGTGGCTGCTTTCTCTTCAGTCCAGCCCATCTGCTTTACGCGTTGCCAATACATCGGTTTACTGATGCCATTCTGCTCCGCTACCTGTAACCAATGCTCGGAATACTTCCTACGCGGCACAGGAGGCGTTGTGAGCGCCTTTTCGAGTTCCCAGCCATTATTCAGCCGTGAGATTAATGCCCACTTTCCTACGCCATTCTGAGCCGCCACAGCGTATTGCTCAGGAGTTATGATTGGGTCGCCGTTTTCGTCAAATTCAACCATGGTTAAACCTCCTCTATGATTAGCCCACGCGATGAGCTCGAGCATCTGCTCTCTCAGCGGTGGGTACTGCTTCACCTTGCTCCAATCGTATCCGCTCATTGCAAATCGGATTCTTTCACAAAGACGCCGTTTATCATCTTGCCTTTCCGATCCTTAATTTCGTCGTAAGCCTCTTGAATACACTCTTCAATGTCGAGTCCCAATTGCAAACAAAGGATGGTCATCACGACGAACATATCGCCTATGGAGTCAACCACAAATCCATTGTTGTCCCGTGCCATAGCCGCGCATAGTTCGCCATACTCTTCACCGAGCTTTAGCATTTGTTTGAGCGGGTCTGCAGTGTGCAGATTGCGGTCAATGGCCCATTCTTCGATTTTCGCTTTCAAGTCGTTCATGTACATATTGCTATTTCCTCCTTTGATTTGTGCGCTGTTCCTCCGTGCGTTTCGTGATAAGTGGGTCAATCTCTTTGTAATAGCCGATTAGTTGTTTCTGTTCATTGAGAGCAATCAGAATGCCGTTTATGTTCAGCCACTCTTTAACGCTCTGTCGCAAGGTTGAATACCCCCAGTATTTCAATCGTTGGTACATCGAGAATCACTGCGAGTTGTAAAGCAAGATCGTATGATGGTATGCGTCTGCCCTGCTCGATGTCCAAGATGTAATTGCGATGGCAGCCAACACGCCGAGCTAGTTCACCTTGCGACCATTTCCGCGCTTTCCGTATCGCTCTAAGTCCCTGTGCTGTCATCGAATACTCACTCGCTTATGCATCGCTTTCCAATACTCAGACATCGGGTTAGGTGATGAAGTGGAGCCATGCCTTTGATCTTCACGATGTGGAGATACCACAAACGCCACACGATTCTTGCTGCAAATCATCCCAACGACTTCGCCGGGCTGATTACCTCGGTTATCTCTCGCCACGATTGGCGCATATTTGTTAGGCTCGTAAATGAATAATGTCATCGACGGTTCCCCTCACTTTGGATATTGGATGCGTACCTTCTGCTGATTCACGCGGTACGGTTTGCGCGTTTGCTGCTGCCTGCGGGCGATCTCCGCCGCTGCTTGCCATTTGATGTATGTAGGTGCTTCGTCATAGCAAGCGATGGTGTAAAGTTCGGTTAACGTTGCGGTCTGGAAGTTCATTCAAGTCCACCCCATTGAGTCGCCATAGCATTTGCAATCCCGGGATATGTCCGACTTCTTTCTTTCCACCGGTTCGGTCCAGGGGGCATACGATGAACTTTCGCTTCTCGACCTTCCACAATATCCGTGGGCGACAATGGCGGAAGATTTTTTAACCAAAGGCAAGTTGCCTTAGTTTCGCCGTGTCCAAATTGCCAAGGCTGAATAATTTGCTCAGGCTTTCTTATCCGGCTGGAGATAATCGAAATCGGATTTTCAATTGCTATTCGTTCAATCGGAAGGTCCATTAGAAATTCCACGAACTCTAATGCTGATTTTTGTTCCTCTACCTTTTCCTTGAACCATCTTGCGCCTGATACTGCCAAATGAGTACAAGGGGGATGACATATCGCTAGATCAAATTGCTTCCAAAAACTCCGATCAAGCTTTGAAACATCGTATTGGATGTGTCCTCCTGGTGTTTCGCTCGGTAATAAGTCAAATGAAACTGCTGTGTGGCCTAGACTGGTGAACGCGTTTCTTACTGCCCCAGAGAACTCACATATAATTGCAACTTTCATCGTATCAACCTCCCATACCCATACAGGTACACGTATAATTTTGGTTATAAACTTGTACTATCTTGGATAAGCTAGACATAGAATCAATTAAGTAACTTCGACGAACCTATACTGCGGATACCGCTGTAGAAACATCTTCTTTTTCATCTGGTACACCGGCGTTTTCATGCCTTTGACATCGACAACATCCTGGGAACCATCCGGATAAACAAGAAGGAAGTCTGCGCGGTACTTAATACTGCGGTGTTTCTTGCCATCACGATCTATAAATCCGTCGAAGATAACAAATTCAGGTTGCAGTTCAAAACTTTTAATGAGTCCGGACTGCTTCTCTTTCAGAAAATGAGTGTAGTACTGCGCTTCCACTTTCGAATCAAACTTAATGCCATCGATAACCGTTTTCTTTGCGCCGTATTTGCTTCTCACGCTGTCACTCCCTCACTAAGCCGGTCCAACTCGGCTGCTAGCTCGTTAATCCGTTTCTTGCACTTCGCAATTATTACCGGGTCCGTTTGCTGTGCCATGTACTGCACGCCTTTCTCGATCCTGTCTAACACGGCGTAGTAATGCTTGTGCTGTAAGAAATGAAGAAGTTCGCTGTATGAATCGTCTAACTCGTCCAGTGTGTAAGGTTCGCGGCTGGATAGCGCGTCTTTGATGCTTTGTGGGAGGTCACTGGCTGCTAATATGGAATGAAAGTGCTGCATCAGAAAGTCCTCCGTCATAGATTGAAAATCATGTTACGAGCCATCTGCGCTCTCAGTTCAAACTTTCCGCATCTCCCGTTGCGGTTCTTCGCTATATTCACATCCATGATGTTTTTGCGCTCTGTGTCAGGGTCATACTGTTCTTCCCGGCCGATCATCACAATCATGTCTGCGCTCGTTTCAATTCCTGTGCTGCCAGCGAGGTCAAAAGGGCTTGGAAGCTTGTACCCTCCTTGCATCGTTTCCCGCCGCACTTGCGAGAGCAGGATGACCGCAACATCGTATTTCTGTGCCATCTTCCGGAGCTTCCGGCATATCCGCCCGATGGCGCTACCCGTGTTATCATTGGCCTCCGCCTTTTCCGCAACGTCCTGCACGTAATCGACCATCACATATTCGATATTCCGTTCACGTTTCAGCCTCCGGACTTCGTTTGTGATGTATTCCGCGTCAACGCCGCGATTATCATCAATGTAAATTGACTTGATGGCATCCATCTTCTCTTTGATGACATCCATTTGATAATCCGTGAGTGTGCCCGTTCGGAAATTGTCTTGATCGATTTGAGCGAGGTTTGAAGCCATCCGGGTAATGAACTGCTCATTACTCATCTCCAAAGAGAATACCGCCCCTCTGTGGCCCCTTTTTGTCAGTCTCAGCGCTAACTCCGTTTCAAAGGCTGTTTTACCGTGCGATGTGTAGCCCCCGATGATAATCAAATCTTTCCGCCGTATACCATTTGTTAGCGCGTCGAACTGCTTCCACTCGGTCAACATCCCCATTGCCAGCTGCGGCTTCCCTTGAATGCTTTTTAGGTGTTCATACCACGCTTCTACACGCTGCTCATGGTCTGCCGCGCCTTTCTCGTAGTGCGCGTTCTGCAGCTTATCAAAATGGACTTGCAAAGCGTTCAAACGTTCCTCGGCTGGCACCTTGTCATCAGCTAATGTTTTGGCAATGTACTTTAAGCCCTGGTCTAAATGGCTCTGCTTCGCTTTAGCAATCAGCGGCTCTACTCTGCGAACGGATGCGAACCCCTGCATCAAGTTGCGAATGCGGCTTTTATGTTCCTCTCCGGCCACTTGCAGCACATCTCGCCATTCCCATTCGCCTTGTGCATCGACTTCAAGCATGGCCTTCATAATCGGCGCATCTTCATCGAACATCTTAGGTGTTAACTGGCGGCGGTACTCTTTCAACACGCTTGGATTTTTAAGAAAAAGGGTAATGAGTTCTTCATGTGCTTGTTGCTCCGTATGCACGGTTCAGCAGCTCCTCTCGTTCAGCGTCGATTTCCACTGTTGCCGTCTTAGGTGTCCGCTTTTGCGTGGCTTGTCCTTTTTCAATGTCTCGGTTGTACCAGTTCCTAACGGTTAGGTATGGTTTCCGCTTCTTCTGCTCTCTTGGCGTTTGCCGAACAATCCATTCTTCGAACCGTTCAAGGTAACGAATGACGGGTTGTTCACTGCCAATCAGTTCAATCAATTTCTGATATTCATCTTCTGAGATAGTGACGTTTTCGGAGAAAATGTGCATATCATTTTCTTTTACTTTCCTTTCCTTTCCTTGCATCGATTTCGCATCGATTTTCAATGCGTTCGCATCATTTTCGATTGCGTTCGCATTTTTTGACTCTTTTGACCATCTGGCCTTAGCTGAATTGCGTGCTTTTTCGGACTTACTCTCCCGTAGTTCCATCCTTCTAAGCAGCGATTCACTCCAAAAGTTGTCACCATCAGAGGCAAAAAGCTCAAATTCGTTTATGCAATCATGCACAAATGATGCGATCGCATTGCATTCGCTTTGCGTTTGTATTGCATAAGCATTAAAAGCGTATTTGCTTTTCATATCTAATTTGTAGCCGTCTGCTTCTCGCATCATTTCAACCAACGTCCAGAACCATCCATAACCCTGCATTCCGTACACACCGCGCATTGCGGTTATTTTAGGGTCATGCCTTGCGTTGCTATCGTGGGAGAAGTAATATGCTTCTTTTGCCATCGCCTCAGCCTCACACTTCGTTTCGTTTTTCACACATTGGACGATGCGTCCCCAATCTCTTTCAGCATTTGAGCAAGTTTCGCTTTCATGAATTTCTAGTACACTTCCGGCTTCATCCGTCCAGCGCAGCCAAGTTTGTACTCGTAATGTATCCGTCGAACAATGTCGTTTGCAGCCTCTAATTTTTCGCGTAAGAGCCACTCCCACGACTCATAAATCTGCTCGATTAGCGGCTGCTTCTTTTCCATCGCGTCAACCTCTGCCACAACGTTGGCCTCGGACGGATCTGAATCAATGCATCAATCAGGTGTTTCGCCGCTTTATCTTTGTGCTTTATTGCCTCTTCCTGTTCCTCTATATGCCTTACAAGCAACCACACCGTTTTGCGCCCGAATTTTTGTATGGATGGCATAGATAATTGCGTTTTAACCACTTCGAGCTCTTCAGGCTTCATCTCGACTTCCCCCGATCCGCGAACATAAGTATTGCAAGCCCGATAATGACAACCGATAAGCACGAACACAGGTCAGTGAGATACATTGACATTCTCGCCCACTCCTTGCCTCACCAGAGGCGTTAGATTGAATTGACCGCCTATCACTGCCCCGCAAGCCTCACGCGCTTCTGTGCCGCTTGCAACGGCCTCATATATCGCTTGCATTTCAATAACATCCTTAAGTTGCAAAAGGTACGCTTGCAGCTTCCTATCTTTGTTCATCTCTCTCAATTCCTCTCTATTAGAAATTGCTAGATTTGAGGGCTGTTTATAGGGAGTGCCGGGTGACACTCCCCTTTGCTCAAAACGGTAAATCGCCTTCTGCAATTTGATCTCCACCATGTTGAACCCAAGTGAGAATCTCATTGAACTGTGACTTCTTGATGTCCTTCGATGAGTTGAACATGAACTTTGCCTTCACTGCTTCCGGGTTAACCTTGCATCTGTTGATCTCTCTTAGAAGAAAGGAAAGCTGTTTATCTGTAATCATGTTGTTGTTAATAGCCGTGACATTGCTATTCGTGGGTGTCTGCTGCTGTTGCGTGGTTTGCTGTGCTTGCGCGGGCTTCTGAGCGTTCTGTTGAGGTTGTGCCTCTTGTTCTTCGCCCTTTTGTGAGTACTTGGTGCGGTCACTTGCAAAGTACACATCAGCTGCGAATCCAAGCGATTTGCAAGCCACGCTGATTGCATCGGTGTAAGCCATTTTGTAACACTCATCACTGGTGTAAACGCCGTTCCGTTCCAGGGTGATGAAGGAGCTTCCGCCCATGCCTGGAATTGGTGCAGACCATTCGCCGTCAACCTTCACGTAGAGATTGATATCAACGAAGCAGACCACCTCGTCACCGTGACCATGTTCTAAGCGCCGATCCGTAATTTCCGTCTTCCAGCCGATTCCGCACATACCGAAAGTTTCAGTGAGCATTTTGATGCGCCACATTGGGTTGATGTCGCTCATGCCTTTGAGCCGGCCACCCTTGATTTCTTTCAGTGCTTCAGGTGGGACTGCGCGGACTTTCTCATATACTTTCATGTTCTCATTCACTGGTTGCGACCTCCTTGATTTTGATGGTCATTTCAACTTCAATTGCTTCGTATTCATCCGGCTGCTCCGGTGCATAACTGTGCGTTTCAAACCAGATTGCAAGGTATTCCTGATCCGGGAACCGCCATGCGGTCCATAATTTGCTGCTGTGCTCCGCCATCCGATCGAAGAATAAGCCGGATTGTTTGTGGCGAAGCACGATGCTAGAGCGTTTTTCCATTTACGCTCACTTCCTTTTGGGTTAAACTAAAGTCAAGTTATTTTCCTAAGCGCCCCTGCCAGGGCGTTTTTTCTTTACCAACATGCATTGATTGAAATTTCCTCTTCTTCAATTTCCGCGCACTTCCCGAAGCAATCCACATCGCCGCAGTTATCGCAGCATTCCGCGTAATCTTCGACTTCCTTGCCGCAGCAGTTGCAGCAATCAATCTTGCTCGAAACTGACCATGTGCGTCCGCCCAATGGAAACTCCAATCTTATGCCGCCTACAATTTCAGCGTGGCAGCATCTGCTCACTACATTCATGCCAAACCCCTCGCTTTAAATATGGATTTCAACGGTTTATACAGCCGCTGATCGCTGCTGGATACGCACATCACTTCGCCGTTCACTTCATGGGTAAGAACTTCGATTCTGTTTTTAGTGTGCGGTCGGATCGCAACACCTTTGAAAAGCTCCAAGAATACCTTGTTGTCGTACGTGATTTGTTTCACTTCCCCATCTCCTTCTGATATTCAGTCATGAGTTGCACACGCTTGGCGAAGTAACCACGGTGTGAAAGGCTGCGGTGCAAATCTTCGAGGTCCACAGCCGACCATGCAAACAACCTGCCACAAGTTGTTGAAACTACATACTCCTTCACTTTCTTTCACCCCCACCTTTTCCATTTAGTGTGCTGCTTGCCGCATAGAGTGCATCGCCAATATCCGTCCGAATCTGCGCGAAGTGAGGTGCATTGTGGATGGTAGATCGACTTGCTCAACTTCTCCAACAGTTCGGTTTCCCTTCCCAATACTCGAATGGCTTGATCTAACAGGCCGTGCAGGTCTTCGTGCTGGTCATCGATGAATTGATCGAGTTCGCCTTCAATGGTTGCTTCGCTGAGCTGCGACTGCATGGCGATGAGTTTTTGAAGAAGTGTCATGCGGTCTCTTTCTCCTTTGCTTTGAAGTCTTCCGGCGATTGTTTGATGATGGCCGGGATGAGGATTTCGTTGATTGCTGCCAAGAGTTTGTCAGGGTCGATTGCGAATTTTTCCACTAGATGTTGCTCCTTTCGGTGTAATAAAATGATGCGTAACGGAACAATCTAAGTTGTCACCGTTTCTTGCTCGGATGTTTGTTGCTTCATGCCACTGTTGTTTGCAAAAAAAATGACCCAATCGAACTTTAGAGCCTTTGCGATGCTTTGAGCTGTTGTCACACTCGGTGTGCGTCTGCCGCTCTCAATCAGGGAATAACTCGATCTGTCAATGGAAGCTGCGTCCGCAACTTGTTGCTGTGTAATGTGCTGTTGATTTCTAAGAAGAATCAACCATTCGCGGCGATTTGCCATTTGTAAGCCTCCTTTCACTCTGTTGCGTCATGCAACAACTGGTATACCTTGATAATAGTGGCTACACGCCACAATGTCAAGCGCTATTTGTTAATGTTCGCAACAAAATTAAAAATGTCTTTATGTTGCTTCGTGCAACGATATAATTAGTTATATATACATGGTTAGTAAAGCTTAACTTTGAAAGGAGGGAAATCATGCTCGGGCAGCGACTTAAGGAATTGAGGAAAGAAAAGAAGCTATCGCAAGAGGGATTAGCGAAGGTATTACAATTATCAAGAGCTACTTACGCACAATATGAGATAGACCGTCGGATACCTGAATATGGAACACTGGAAAAGATGGCGGATTATTATGGCGTTTCTATAGATTTTTTAGTTGGAAGAAGCGACGAACGAACGATTGAAGCCCCAGTTCAAGAAGAGAAGGTTGACCCCGACAAAATTATAGCGGAGAAACTTCTCTCATATCTGCATCAGGGATTTACGAATGAGGAAATTAAAAAACGGATGGATTTCATATTAGATGTATTTACGCTTAACGACGAGAAATCAGATGAATGGATTGATTTTGTTCGCGATCAGCTTATTAAGCAGAAACGATTGACGCCTCCGCGCCAGGACGTAAAATCATAAGGCCCAAGACATGCTCCGGGTCAACATCTACCGCTTTTTTAGCTTCCACGTGTCTGACCCCTTCTATTGGATCGATACCTAGAAGCCAAAACATTTTAGGTGTTATATGCATATTGTCTTTTTCCATGTATGATGCACCGTCCTAGAGCAGAATGTATTACTATCTTACAGAACACTTGTTCGTATTTCAATAGTCCAATTTTTTACCATTTTCAAAAGTTATTAGATTAATGTTGAGGAGTATCGATCCTGTGCCGAAATATATGGCGGGGCGATGCTTACTCAAAAACCTACGACTTGCAGCTGGCTTAACTCAGGAAGCGCTTTCGTTATTATCGGGAGTCTCAAAGTCAACCATTTCAGCCCTTGAGAATAACCGCTATGTATTGAATGACTTAGCGATAGCGAAATCCTTGGTTAAGCCGTTAAATTGCGATATCGACGACCTCTATGAGTGGGTTAAAGAGTGAGCGCGAGGGTTTTCCCCTCACCCCTCATGAGTCATCTTTTATGCATATACTTTTGATGGTGTCAATACCAATTCATCGAGACGAATTAAGTTGTAAATTTATAATAGCAATCTGATTCCGCGAAGAATATCAGAATATGTCGAATTGTTTTCTGGATTGACCATTCCCGATTTTTCTTGACACCCTGCACGATATATGTTAAATAAACAAAAAAAGGTCACTCGACCTCCTAATTTAACTTAGGATCGGGTGACCTTTTTACGATTAAGTGGCTGTATTCATCTGTTTTTGGGCGGGAAATTGGAACCGAAACCCCGCATCCTTTAAAATAAGCGTCATTGCCAAACTGTCCGATCTCTATGTAATCAACGAGAGCGACATTGACAAGAAACGAAGGATTGAACAGATCAAACCCGTATTGCTTTAGGGAACGTTGGTAACTATCCATGCTTACTAATTGCAGATAAGTCCCATCAGCCGTAACAAACATCGGAATGCCAGGAGGGTAACTGAACTTTTTCCCCTTTAATGGTTTAGGCGTAACCCCCATATAAAGAACTTCCTGCATGATATTGAGATCTCGATACACAAGTTCTCCGTTCTCATTTGGTTCCGTCCTTACACAATAAATAGATGGCATTACGCATCATCCCTTACTTGTCCTGCTTTTTGCCTTTCGGTACTTCAATCGTACCAGTGAACCATTTAAAAGGCTCAATTTCTTCTGCAGTGTTGCTCGCTTTAACTGTGGAGTTAAGCAGATCAGATACTTTTTTCGCTAGCAGTTTCTTCATGATGTTTCACCTCCTTTTAATAATGTAATGCCTTGTGCCAGCGCTGCAAACACTATGGTTGAAGCAACAGCAGGCACATGCGGGACATTGATATGTGGAATGGACGATAATACAACAGTACTTACTATAAAGCACTTGTCCAAATTGCGAAAGTGGAAACCCCCGGTGTAAATTCTCAATATAACGAATGTAGCAAGAGATAACGCTGTGCCCCAAAATTGGCCTGTTACAGCGCCGATAATAAGAGAGGCTATAATTACTCCAAAGTTAACAACTTGGAGCGCTAGCAGCGCCGTGAGGCGTTCTACACTGCTTGTCTCTTCTGGATTCGCATTATGGATTGCTTTAGCTGCTTGCCTGGATAGAAAAAGAATCATTCTTCATCTCTCCTATAGGTGAACAAAACCACGATTAGAAACAGGATTGTTGCAAGGAAGAATGCTGCAATGATCTCTGAACGCACAATGTAAAAGTAAAAGGTGATGGATAGCCCGATTAACGTAACCGTCGAAACGATAACCACGTTTCTTTTTTCTGCGGTCATTTCCCGTACATAGAAGTCATGCGGCGGCCTTACATACTTAGATACCCCTAAGTCAAAAACCACAATAACATAAGCCAAAGTGAAAGCGACACCTTGCGTGGTCAACTGTACCAATCGTGCAATTTCGCTGCTTGGTATGTCTAATTGAACTGTATCACTTACTATGCCCGAACTGGTTGCAATAGTGACCACAATGATTTGTAAGGCGAAGTACGTTATTGCTCCCAATCCCACCATCCTGAGTGCTCGATAAGTCCGTATTTTCATCAGGAATCGTAATCCAAAAATCAGGAGAGCGATATGTATCGACAAGTCATAGATCGCCTCAACGCCTAATACATTCCGTCCAATCGTCGAGGCGCTTGCAAGAGCAACACATAGGATTCCAGCTTCTTTCAAGTACTCTCTAATTGGATACTGGAACACAGCCATAAAGAGAAAGAAAATCGCTAATGTGTCAATACAATCCAGCACAAAATAAATAATGTAATCCATGTATGACTGCGCCCCTTATTCAATTATCTGTAATCATTCTACAAGAAATAGGTCAAAAATACTACATGCCGCCCGTAACCATCATATGGGGGCTTTTTAAATTTATATAGACTGCCTTATAATAAAACATACATATATCGACATTCGGAAGGACTCTTATTACATGAAAACAGCTATTTACACCCGCGTTTCTACAGAGGAACAAGCAAAAGAAGGATACAGTATAGAAGCCCAAGAAAACCGTCTAAAGGATTTTGCTAGTTCTCAGGGCTGGCAAGTCGCTGATATGTATGTCGATGATGGTTATAGCGCAAAGGATTTGGAACGTCCAGAGATGAAGCGCCTGATCCGTGATATAAAAAAGGGAAAAGTTGACGTAGTTTTAGTGTACAAGCTAGATAGGCTTGTGCGTTCTGTTCTTAATCTGCATGAACTGCTGCAAATATTTGATAAGTACGATGTGAAATTCAGAAGCGCTACGGAAATGTTCGATACCACTAGCGCTATGGGCCGTTTCTTCATCACTCTCGTCGGCGCTATGGCCCAATGGGAGCGCGAGAACCTTGGGGAACGGGTTAGAGTGGGTATGGAGCAGAAAGCGTTAAATGGCGAGCGTAATGGGGCTGTAGCGCCTTTTGGATATGTTTCAGTCGACGGCAAGCTTGTTAAGGATGAAGAAGAAGGTAAGATTCTGCTTCAAATCTTTGAGAAGTTCAAGACTACAAGCCTGCGGACAATCGCTGTTGAACTAAACAATGCAGGTGTAAAGCGGCGCGGAAAATCATGGTCATACCCTATGCTGCAGTATCTGGTTCAGAATCCCGTATACTGCGGAAAGCTTAGATGGGACCATACCGGCAGCGGAGACACAATCCTTGTTGACAGCCCGCACGAACCATATGTATCAGAAGATGTATTCCAGGAGTTGCAGAAGATACGAACAAACCGAACCAAAGAAGGAGGCAAACCCAAATACGGATACGTCTATACTGGTATTTTGCGTTGTGCTAGATGCGGTTCGCCAATGGTCGGGAGCGGTTCCGTTCGGAAAAATGGTTTCGTTAAAGCGTACAAGTGTACCGGACGAACCACATACGGGCAATGTGATATGCGGCAAGTGACTGAGGCGCGGATTGATGAAGTCATATTGAAGAACTTTTGGGATGTCGAACAATTTAAAGGGCTGTTCAAGTTGCCGACTCAAACAAGCGCAGACAGCGGCGCGGAGATCAGAAAAATCGAGAAGGAATTAGAAGCCATTAAAAACCGTAAAAAACGATTTCATTTAGCTTTCGCAGACGGTGCAATTGAATTGGCTGAGCTAAACGATTATCTTAAAGAGGACAAGCAACGGGAAGAGGAATTAAAAAGCCAGCTAGCTGCCCTCTCTACTGTTAGTGATTCAGTCGGATGGTCGCTGGATACACTCACCCACCATTTGGAAACAATTAAGGAGACATGGCCGCGAATTAAAGACGAGCAAGCCAAACGTCAATTTTTAAACCGACTCTTCTCTTCGATCACCATTGACGTATTGCCAGGACAATACAATTTAGAACCTATAATAACGGAAATTGAGCCGCGTTAAGTTAGCGGCTCTTTCCACGTATAGAGAATGGTTAGGTGTACCTAATAATTCACTATACGCGGATATATAAGAAGGAGCCGAGGGATTAACCCACGGCTCTTTTCTTAATGTGGTACCAGACGGTTCGCATGACCTTTCGCAAGCTCCGGCGCTTCTCAGCCGCCTTTATGATGACTTCGACTTTGCCTTGCTTGCTGATCACATATGGCCGTCCGTCACGCATACCAATTACAACTCTCTTCATGTATGAACACCTCAGTAATGTTTATTTATATCGAGCGGAATCTTCCGCATGATATACAATGTCATGGGCTTACCTCCCCGAGAAAATGTTGCTAATGAAGCTATATCCGAAATAAATGATCAGCATTTTATCTGCAATTGCAATGAGGACACATACACCAACAATTAATCCTAGTTCCTTCCACGTTTGCTTATTCCGCATACTTGATAATCCCCTTAGAAAAAATCAGACACGATAAGACCGACCGTTTCTATGCCGTGTGCAACAACCTTCACCAACGGTTCATTCGAATGCTCATACCAAATACGGGTTTTACCCTCTACTTCTGCAATGTCGCTTATTACTGCTCTCTGCACGTAATCAATTGCATTCGATCCGGTTCTGTAAATGACCTTTCCTAAATGCTGCGCGTCGTTAATGTTCTCAGGATTGAGCACCGCATGAGTGATTAGTTTTACATTACAGACTTCATGAGAATCGTTTCCATTGCAATACTGCAGTAACTCTTTGCACTTCGACGGATCTTTTAATCCATCACAAACTCTAGGGATAAGACGAATAATCATGATGACACACACTCCCTTAGAATGATCGTGTAACAATTAACTCTCTGCCTTCGATTGCGAAGCCGTGACGAACGGTTTCCGGCAGCTGCGAGGTAATAACGAGGAATTGAGGCAGGATAACTTTCTCGCTCCACTTTTGGAATGCAGCCTGTTTGAAGTATCCAGCGTTGAAAAAGGTGTTATAGTGCCGCCACTTCCGCTTTTCCCACTGGCCGGAGCTGATCGGCGTCAGCTGCATTTCGCACACGTACACTTTTTTTTGGTGAACGAATATGGCATCTGGTGCCCATGCGAGTTCACGTCCGAGGTGCGTGTAGCGCTCAATAGGTTCAAACATCCACCTTGACGGACGCAGCGTGAAATATAGATTGATAACAGCAAGTGAATGGTCGATATTATTCAATTTCATCGGTGTAGTATTCGTTAGTTGCCGTCCCCGTTTGGTAAGCGACCATACCTTCTCTTTGCGGTGATACTCCCCTTTGACCAGCCGTTCGCTTGTGAGTTCCCGAAGGATGCGCGATGCTTTTTTCTGCGGGTCCAGCGAATCGTTGAGCATTGCCAGTTGTTTCGTTGTCGCTATCGGCACTTGTGAAAGAGCCTTCAATATATTGCCGCGGTGGTTCGGTGCGCTTGGAACTTCCATGATGCAATACCTCCACTTTGAGCGGTGCAAGCAATTTATCCCATTCCAGATCCTCTTCGGATATGAACGGGACCTGTAGGTTATGGAAGTGATCGCCGCGGAAAATGCACCGTCCTGGGGTGGCCACGCTGATACGCTCAGCGCCTTCGGTATTCAGGATGATTCGGGAATCATAATTGGTATAGGTTCGGAATGATAGGGCCGCCTCTACGTTGCTCTTTACTTGCCCGTTTAAAATCTTCGCATCTGGCCGCTGTGTGCAGTAAATTAAAATCACTTTAGGTTCGCGGCCTTTTTGCGCTATGCGTGCAACACATTCGTCGCAAAACTTCGCATAGTCTTTCTTCTCTTTAGAGGTGTACATAGATGGTGCGATTTGTGCAGCCTCATCAATGACAACTACATAGTACGGTTCACCTTTCAATACATTCCGATTTCGCGTACGCATTACGAGCTGTTCCCGGCGGTCCAATTCGATGCAAGCGTTGTGCAGTAAATCGGCAGTTTCCTCTAATGATTTAGCTATTTTAAAGCCTGGTAAAGACTCGAATGGAAAGAAAGAGAATCCTTTTAAATCCGCAATGTTAACGACACTTCGCATTTGCGCTAATTGATACAGGATAAATCGAAGCCAAACCGTCTTGCCACTGCCGGCAGCGCCACCAGCAAGCAGGTGCATCGGACGATGATAAATAGGGTCCATAAGCCGGTTATATCCGATTAATAACTTATCTTCGTGCATGTCAGCGGGATTAAATTGGAGTTTGTGTGGGAAATCCTTCTCAACCACTCTCAGCACAACAGCACCGCCACGGTCCACGATTTCAACGGGGGCGCCAGCAGCCGCGCCTATCGCATCTATGCGCATTTGGACATCATTGGCGCATTTGCCCATTGGCAGACGGTAAGCATGCTCGGTGCCGCAGATCACTGGCCGCTCAGCAATGAATGAGAAGCCGGGCGAAATCGAATTAAGCGCTAAAAGCAACTTCTTCGCGGTACGCATCAATACCACCTCATAGGAGTCTGGTTAATACAGACGTATAGATTATAGGGTTATCAAGGAGAACGAGCTACGAGTGAGTCACGGCTTGTGTATCGCAGGTTGTTTGCACTGGACAGAATGTGATTCTTCCTCATAAGCCTCGTCTGCTATGATGCAGCAGTTGCATTCATTGTCCAACCAGTTCCACTGTTCGTGGATGGTGCAGAAATATTCTTCCATGTACACTCCGTTGATACATAAGTTAATTCTCATCGTTTCACCTCACATGAGCCCTTGCTCAACCATCGTTAGAAATCCACCGCTCATTCTGTGGAACAAGATGATGGCATAGCGGCAGCCGTCGAAGTACCACCACTTACCTAGCCAGAATCCCGCAGCCGTGATGTCGATGGAGACGATCCAGCCGATAAGCCAGTGGGCCGCATCCTTCTTGACCTTCTCGATATCTTCATCCCGCACGTTTCCTTGAACTGGAGCCAGAGAATCGAAATCAAAGCCATTAACTCGCACTGTTGCTGCCTGCATGCATGATCCCCTCCCACGCTTTTGAACCCTTCGGAATAACGCGATATCGGCGCGGTTTATCGTTCATGATTTTGTACGCTACCCAGCTGCCGATAACGTAATAACGATACGCCGGAAAAACGATATAAACCGTTGCTGCTGCTGCTGCAATTATGAGCTTCGTTGGTTTCATACCAAAGCACCCTGTTCCAACTCTTTAAGCCGCTTTTCAATGTGCGCCTTACGATCAACCATTAAGGTACGAATAGAATCGGTGTACAATCCTGCTGCAAGTTGATCATTAACGTCCGTTAACATGTTCTGATA